CGGCAGAAACTCGATGCAGTCATGCACCAGGCGATACTGCGTGCAAGGTTGCACGGTAGCCACCACCGCCCCATCACGCCACACACTGCTGTAAGCGGAGGTCCAATGACCGCTCCACTCATCCTTGAGCTCAAACAGCTCGCCGGTGGTGGCATCGCGGATCGATTCCATCTGCGCGAAGTCGGGCGGCAGCGTGATGTAGGCCGCGTCGATCGGCTGCGTGCCGGACGTGACCATGCACCGCGCGCGCAACGTTTCCGCGATCTCGGTCTCGACCATCGAGACCCAGCCTGGGATGCGGCTGATGATGTCGCGACGGTTCAACCAGCCGACGACATCATCAGTCAGTTGCTGATAGCTCGCCACTTACCTTGTCGCGAACGGGTCCGACGACGGCTGCCGTGAGGGCGGGTAGGCCGGCTGCTGCCCGGGCTGAGGCTGCTGTGGCGGCGTGTGGATGCCCGGCCCCGGCGCCCGCGGCCCGGTGACCACCGGCGGGTTGTTCTCCCCCGATCGCGCCGGCTGGGGCGGACGGGCGCGCTGGCGGCGTTCGTCGCGCTCCTCAGCCGACAGGCCATCACCCTCATAGAAGATCGGCTCGTATTGCGACGCCTCGACCGCCTCGCCGGCGACGATGCGCGCCTCGCCGGCCGCGATCGCCGCCGCGCGGGGGTCGTCAGCGCCGGGGTAAAGCCGCGCCAGCAGGATCGGGTCGATGTCGTCGTAAAGGATCGGCCGCAGCGGGCCGAGCGGCTTGATCGCCGTCATGCCGGCCTCGGTACCAGGCAGCATGCCGATACCCGCCAGGGGCACCGTGCCGACGCCCGCGGTGCTGCCAGGCGGCATGGTCTCCAGTGTCATCACGCCGGCGGTCGGCGTCATGTCCGGCGTCTGGACGGGTCGATCAGTCGTGCTGAGTGCCATTACAAAGTACTCCTGTCATCGGTGCGGAACACCGCGTTGTCGCGATCGTTCAGCCACGCGTTGAACGCTTTCTCATCGCGCGTGATCCCGAGCTTCTCAAGCTGTCGCCAGATGACCAGCGGGATGCGCGCGACGTGCACCGTGTCGCGGCGGACCAACGGGTCGAAGCTCGCGGCGATCGCCTTGGCGCTGTCCACGATCGGGCGGGTGTTCTGGCTGTGAGTGATCACCAGCCCGGCCTCGGCGTCGGTCTCGACCTCGGTATAGCGTCCTGTTACCGGGTCGAGGTGGTCATAGAGAAGATCGCCCACGTCACTGGTTCAGGTCAGCGATCCAGGCGTGCGCCAGCGGCGCCGTCGGTCGCAGGGTGCCTTCAAACACCACGCCGCCTTGCGTGTTGTCGCCAGTTTTTGCGTACTCTTGCTCAACGATGTCACGACCCGGCAGCGGCGCCAGCTCGACGTAGTCTGTGCTGACCAACAGGATCTGGTGCGCCGGGCAGAACCGGTCAGGAGCCAGTTGGATGGTGCCAAAATTCGTCCGGTAAACGTCCACGGCGCCCATGATTGTTACGCTCTCCGCTGACGTAACGTTTTGAATGTTTTGGGCGACCACCGCGTTGCCGGTGCCGCCCTGGCTGAGTGTGGCGAAATACGCTTTCACGTTGCCGGACATGATGCCGAGGCTCGGCTTGCCGCCGGCCTGCCACGCCTGCTGCGTGGCGCTGTCGACCATCGCCAGGGTCAGGTCACGCAGCGTCCCCGCCGTGCCGGCGTTGGAGCCGTCACCCACCGGCATGACCCCGGCCCCGGCGCCGCGGCTACCGTTGGCGCAATAAGCCGGCAGGCCGGACATATGGCGCGGGTCGGTGATAGTGCGGATCAACGGGGATGTGATCGCGAGCTCAAGGTCGCGTTTGATCTCCATGCCGCGCAAAACGAGCTGGCGGTTGTACTCGTCCTCACCGCCGGCCATATCGACGCTTCGTAACGTATTCGAAACACCTACCGTGCGAGCCATGATCTGGCAAATGTTATTCAGCCTAACAGGTTTGATAACAGCCTGCATAGATGCAGTAAAACCTTCAGGTTGAGCGTTGTCCGCGGCCGCGTTCAAAGTCTGGACGAGCCACTCAGTCAGCACCTGATTCGCCGATACCCGGGAAAGGGCACTAACCAAAGGGCACTCATCTGGATCTATTCTATAGATTACATCAGACAAATCTTCCTTTACACCGATCGCGGCTGTCTCGATGTAGGTATTACCTGGGGCAGCGCCCTGTGCGCCCAACGCCATCGCTCGTTTCTCCATCGCAAGCGTGGGCGAACGCCACCCGGGGCGTCGTCACACGCGGTTGAAACCTGATCGTGGGTTTCGCGATGGATCGGCCAGAGCGGTCCCGGGTTGGTGTCCAGCACTCCCGGGGGTCGGACGGATCTTCAGCGACGGCACGGCCCGCCCTCGGGTTGGTCCTGCGACTCCGTCGGGCGACAGTGACAATAACGATATATCCACCGGCGTTTGGCAAGGGGGATCGCGACACGGCGCGGCGAACGTGCCAGGAAGGGCGGTCTTTTTCCCGGGAGAAACGAAATGCCGTTCGTATCAGGCTGGCTGGATGTACGTGAAGGAAACCACCCGGACCAGGGTCTGCCCGGCGGTCGCCCCGGCCACCCGGACCAGGGCCTGCCGCCGGCTTTCGGCGGTGGCCGCCCCGACCAGGGCCTGCCCGGCCACGGCCACCCCGACCAGGGTCTGCCTGGCCACGGCGGGCACCCTGACCAGGGCCTGCCCGGCCAGGGTGGGCGCCCCGACAACAGCCTGCCCGCGCCGCCCGCCGGCGTGTGGCCGCCGCCGTCGATCTCGCATCCGATCGAGCCGGCGCCACCGGGCACGCCGCCAGGGGTGATCTGGCCGCCGGTCTACCCCGACCGCCCCGACCAGGGCCTGCCGGGCGGCGCGCCAGGCCACCCCTCGCAGGGTCTGCCGGGTAGCCAACCGCATCCCGACCAGGGCCTTCCTGGCCAGCAGCCGCGCCCCGATCAGGGTCTGCCGGGTCAGAAACCGGTGTTCTGGATGGTCGCTTACAGCCCACGGTTGGGGTGGAAGTACATCACCGTTGATCCGACGCTCAAACCCGACCAGGGGCTGCCTTCGCACCCCGAACCGAAATAACAAGCGTCCTCCTGCGGCTGATCACGGTGGCGCTGCTTTTGGCGGCGCTACTGTGGTCAGTCTGATAACTAGCGCGCCGAGCCGTTCGTCTGCGCCGCGCGCCGCGCCGCCAACAAGGCAGCGCCCGTCCTGAAGTCGGCCTTTTGCTCAAATGCGTCCGTCGCCGCCCGCACCCGCTCGGACGGCGCCGGCGGCGGGGCTATACCGCGCGCGACGGCGACGGTCTGCGTCGGCGCGCCGGTTTTGGCCGATTCCACCCAGCGGTCGAACAGGGCCGCTTTCATCATCGCCTTGAGGTGATGCGGGCTGCTCAGACCGGACAGCTCGGCGCGCGTGTAGCCGCCTTTGCTGGTCGCCCACTCAACGATCTGCTGCTGGGCGGCCAGACGCTGCTGCGGGTCGCCCCAGAACGGCATCTCGCGCGCGAGCTGTTCATTGCCGGCGGCCACCTGCTGCTCCATGGCCCGATTTTGCGCCTGCTGCTGCAACACATTCAGGTTGCCGATGCGCTGTTGCTCGGCCACCGCCCGCTCGTAGGCCGCCTGGGCGTGGAAATACTGCCGCGGGTCGGTTTCCAGCAGCGCCAGATCCGGCCGTTGCAGCGGCTGGTTGACCGTCTGATACAGTTTTTCGAGCTCGGGTTGGATGTGTGGCAGCACCATCGCCAACGCGGCGGCCTGATCCTGTAGCTGGCGCTCCCGCTGGTCGAACACCTGACGCTGCTGGGCCAGTTCCTGGGTTTTCTTCGTGTAGTCCGTCGCCTTGTTGATGTGCTCGCGCAGCTCGGCCGGCGTGTAGTGCCGCCCGTCGATCTCGACCGTGCCGGCCATGGGTTGCGGCTGGCCGGGCGGTGACGGTGTGGACTCTGGGGGCGCCGGGGTGATGGCGCCGGGCAGGCCAAGCGCCGCTTCCATCGCCGCCAGCCCGGCGGGCAGGGGTGGGGCCACCGGCGGGGCGGGTGCCGCCGGCGGCGCGACGGGCGCGGCCACGGCCGCCGCCCGTGCTTCGTTCGGGGACGGTTTGCGCGTGGCGTCAACCGGATTGCCGGCTTGCTCAGAAGTGTTTTGAGCAGGCCGTCGCTGCTGGTTCAGCAGGCGCGCGGCGTCAGAGATGCTGATCGGGGTCTGGGTGATCGGCGCCGGGCTGGACACGCCCTCGGAGGGGCCGGGGGCGGCCGGTGCTGATGGGGCGGGTGCGCCGGTGGATTCAGACATGCTCAGTCCTCACCGGACGCGGTTTTCGGTAGCGGGTCGCGCTGGAACATCGGCGGCAGCATGGATTCATGTTCCGCCGTCCACGGGTCCGGCGGCTCACCCATGAATGACAGCCCGACATAGCGTTTCCGCGTCAGCGGGCCGCCATTTTTGATCATATGGCGCAGCACCGGGCTGTGCCGGGCCTGCTGTTCAATAGCCATAGCCGCCGTGTCGCTCGATGATGGCTTTCCTGGCCGTGTCGGCATCGATCGCTCCATTACCCACCTGATTCCACTGATCCGTCGCGAAAGTCTGATTTGGCTTCGATTTGTTGTTGAACAGCTTGCGGATCGCTTCCCACGCCACCGACTGCACCGACCGCGGCAGAACGTCCTGATGCCACGCCGGGTAGAGCTCCGGGCTCGCGGCGGCGCGGCTCTGGATCTGGTCCGCCGCGCGCCGGTAGGCTTCGTCATACAGTCCGTAGATGCCTCTGTTGCCGGTGGCGGCGTTGGTCGGGCCTTCCGACCCCAGCCCGTGGCCCACTT